CGTGTCGGTACTCCCCCCACGCGTCTAGTTCTAACTGCTGGGTGTGTCTATTCCCCCCAGCTCTTCCTAGTGCTTCACGCACTAGATCCTCTGGTAATCTTTGTTTTGCCAGAACTAGTAGCGGGTACTGTGTGAGTATCCCTCTGGGTGATGGTGTGCGCAATAAGTCCTCTGCTAGGGCCGACCCAATCGGTGAGACCGAGAATGGACCTTCCACGCGCAGGGTATCGAAGTACGAGCTATCAAACCTAAGAGACTTACTATAACTGCTCTGTTCCATAGCTGATACTACTGATATTCCCGCGCGAGTAAGCATATCCACCTCCAGTGGTGTTGCGCAGTTGCTCAGGTACTGGTTAGTCGCATTCAGTTTAAGTGGTGCGTACCCGAAATCATCACGCTTGCCTGTGACCGGAGTTACTCTAAGGTATCTGTATACTCCGCCACTCTGAAACTGCGGCCCGTTATTAATTGCCACTCCACCAACGAGCAGTTCAGCAATCTGTACGTCGTCAAACCAGTCCCGAGATAATACCCTCTTGAGGGCGGACTGTAAGAGGAGGGGCGCCAGTGCTTGTTTGCTCCTATTTGCCAGTGACCGAGCCGATGTCACTATTGAGGTGAGTGCGGAGTAGGGATCAAGCACCTTCTCGCTGGCCCAGTTACCAGCTATGATGCTCGAGATTGATCTGGTCAGGTATGAATAAGAGTAGCGACCCCGCGACGCGACTCTCAAAAACTCTACACTATTGTGGCCAACTGACTGCTTGGCCGGGTTCATGCGTAAGGGTGAGGCCATTATTTTCTTCACGGCCTCCCCAGTCTCTCTATAATCACGGGCACCGAGATAAACATCATCACCAACATGTAATGATGGCCTCTCGAGTACCCAGTCTTCCCCCAGCACCACCATCAGGTACGCCATGTTCAGTACGCTGTTGAAGAAGGTAGTACATCTGTGCCCGGACATTAAAGTCCCCTCACAGTGGCCTATCTTCTTCCCATTGACGTAAAGCGTCTGCATATCGAGACTCTTGACCAGTAGATCGGTCTTGGCCTCATCGTACCCGACGGCTTCCGCAGTTAATCGAGTCACCAACTGTAGAGCTGCCGTAGAGTGGTGCGAGTTGAAGTCGTCGTAATCGAGCATCATACTTATGCCTGCTCGATCACGCGCCTTTGCCACCCTCTGGGCCATACCAATATGACCACCACGGCCGGGGTTTAGAATCACCCTCTGCCCACGCCAGTTAGCCTCGACCGGGCCCATGAGATGTTCGAAAGCAAGGTAATTAACTGTGTCACACGCGAATATCGCGCGTCCCTT